TGCGAGTGTTACCCCTTCAGTTTCGGCCATAAAGACCGCGTAAAGGATGGATTCTTGAGCGTGTTGGTTAAATTCAGCTTGTGACATGGTTTTACTCCGTAGCCCGTCAGTGTCGCCGGGGCGCGCGGCTAGCAAAATGCTAGCGGGGTGCAACGTGAAACAGTTTATTCGCTTACAACCTCAACAGAGCCGCAACGATTCCCGTTAATGTCGCGCGGTACTGGTGGAACACCTGAAGCCTCTAAGCGGTCAGCAATCTCGCGCAATATCCGGGCGCATTCAGCCTCAGGATTACCATCGAATGCTGCATTGGTTGTGTTGATTGTGATGTTTAGCTGTAGCATGATTAAAAGCCCTTCGTTTTGAAAAGATAGGGCAGTTCAAAATAACCGCCGTCCGGTATAGCTGATCCTGCTGGAACTAAGTTATAAAACGTCCGCCCCATGTCTGTCGATATATAAAAATCGTAAAGTTCGCCCGCCTTGTTTGCGAGTGTTGCAATTTTTTGCATGGTTAAGCCTCTTTTGTTTGATTGAATTCGCGCACAACACGCGCAACAGTGCGCCCCAAGCCTTCCGCGCTCTTTGTGCCGTAGGTAGTATTAAAACGACCCGTTGCGCGGTCTTTCTTCAGGTGCAGAAGGTCAGCAATTGCCGCGCCCATGGCGTTATATCGTGCTGTTTCCTCTTCTGCTGTTTCATCTTTGCGAATAAGAACGGCGCGGATTAATTCAAACTCTTCCGGCGAGATGCTCAACCATTTTGTCTTGCCAGCCTTGCCGATAATTTGCAGGTTTGGCAAATGGTCTAGGTCTTTCCGCACCTCTTCCAGTTCAGCGGTGCGATAAGTTACGGATTCGATATTAGCCATGGTCGCTCCCTTAGTAGATAGCAATGCCGCGATTGTAGATAGACTCCACCCGCTCACCTTCGCGGATAGACTCCGAAGGGATAGCATACAAAGCACATCCGCGCGGGTCAGTCTGGACATAAAAGACAAGGGCGGGATATTTGGCGCGCAGAACGTCCAAGCGTTTAATTGCGCCTTTTTCACGGTCTGCAATCGGATATTTGCGGTCTACCCACTTACCGCCCGCACCCATGAATTGAACACGGCGAAACGGCTTTTCTGTTACTTCGTCGCGCTCTACGCTTTCGCTCACTCTGTCGTTACCCGTGCCGCATTCAAGCTCAAACCAGCGGCGCAACGTCATGGAAATGCGGCGCAATGGTTGCAGGTCTTCCGATTCGATACCGGCGCGCTGAAGGCTATTTAACATCCAGCTCATTTCTTCTTTTTCGCGTTTAGTCATGCTCATGATTCAATCCTTTATAGAGTGGTAAGGGGTTAAGAGTTTTTTTGTTTGGCGATTAAATCTAAACAGGCCGCACAATCGCAAGGGTGTACATCACGTAATGCCTTATTTAAGGCCGTCCATGTTTCTTCGTGCGCGTTGTGTCTTCTGTCATATGGATGACAGAAACTTGAACCATGATAAAAACCCGGTTTGAGGTATGCCCAGATTCCCGCGTCTTGGTCTCTTTCGTCGGATATTTCCTGTACTTTGGGATTGTTCCTGACTTTCGATTCTATGGCGCTCATGGTTCAAAGCCTTTCATATAAGAGTTAATCAATACAGCGTTAGAACGTAAAACCGATGTGTACTAATTTGTCAGCCTTCACAAAAATCTCGCGGCTTGCATCTTCAAAATCAATCAGGGAGTAAGCCTTAGCAATGCGGCAATAGTCGCCCTTAATATAGGTAGTCTTTGCGCCTTCTTTGCGGCGTACAAAATCGCCCTTCTTTACCTTGCGTAATACCATCATGCAACCCTCCCCAGCTTCAGGGAGCACGTCAAGGGTGAAAGAATTAGATGCTTGCATGTTCGTAATCTCCAATATGGTCGCCAGCAAGGGCGGGTTAATTAAGTCGATGTGCGTATTCTAGGCGAATACTTCAATTAACGTCAATACCTTTATTATAAAAAGATGTGAGTACCCGACTAAAAATAAAGGGAATCAAGGAATACTAAAATAAATCAATAGGATGAAAAATACAAAATGGCGACTAAACCCGAAAACCTGACGCAAGCGAAGAGACCGCGCGGCGCTCCCAAGGGTAGCGGCGTTAATGTTCGTGAGCGTAACCGATTGATTGCGCAGACAAAATGCAAGCCTTTGGACGTTATGCTAGAGGTGATGGCGGAAAGGTATGAAGCCGCGAAGACCGCAAAGAACGCCAGCGCCCGCACAAAGGCCCAGCGGGATGCTGTAGCCGTGGCCGCACAGGTCGCGCCATACCTACACCCTAAGTTGCAAGCCACAACGCTCAAGGGCGACCCGTCCGCCCCTGTATCGTTCGTTCTATCCCTGCCTGACAGCGCCGCACTTAAGGCCGCTATACGTGGCAAGGGCTAGGCCATGCGTCAACATTGCGACAAGAAGCCACAAAAGCCAACAGGCGCAAACTTGTCGAGTCCTGATACAGGACACAAGCAACACAGAGACCCGCAAACAATTGATTCTAGGCTTCAAATCGACGGGTTCCCCTTTGGGCCTTTCGCCTATGGAAAAGCCAAATCGAAATCGAAATTTATTGTTAGAGATCAGTTCCGAGTCCCCTAATCGGAATCTGAAATTTTTGCCGCCAAAATTTTTGGAGGTACTGTTTTGGACAGTGACAAAAGTAACGCTGAAAGTAACGCACCTGTAACGCAAAACGTAACGCTCTGCCAAAAATATCCCAGCAACCTCGAAGTCCCGTTCGATGACATCATTGGATGGTGGGAAGAGAAGACAAAGAACTACAAGGATTTGGCGATGGTGCGCGCCCTGTGCCTTTACGACAGGTACTTCCTGCTCGTCTCGGTCTTCAACAGGCTGGACTTGTTACATCCATGGCTGTATGAGCGGTGCAGGATGGTGGAGAGAGACCCGGACAACTGCCTCGATCTCTGGTCTCGGTTTCATTACAAATCTACCATCATCACTTACGCCGGGATCATTCAGGAAATCCTCAATGACCCTGAAATCACGGTAGGTATATTCAGTCACATCAAGCCGATCTCGAAAGCTTTCTTGGGGCAGATCAAGCGGGAGCTTGAATCGAATGTCCAGTTGAAGAATCTGTTCCCCGACATTCTTTACGACAACCCAGAGAGACAGTCACCGTCATGGTCGGTCGATAACGGGCTGATCGTAAAAAGACGTGGAAACCCGAAAGAGCCGACAGTCTCCGCTCACGGTCTGGTGGATGGTCAGCCTGTCTCAGCCCACTTCAGGCTTCGGGTTTACGATGACGTGGTGACTCAGGCATCCGTCTCTACACCAGAACAGGTCGCAAAAACGACTGAAGCTTTCGAGCAGTCAGCCAACCTCGGTACGGAGAACGGTCGCAAGTGGCTGGCCGGTACGAGATGGTCTTATGCAGATACTTACGCGGAGATCATCAAGCGCGGGATCGTGAAGATCAGGATGTACCCGGCGACGGATGATGGGACGTTTACAGGGAAACCTGTGTTGTGGTCGGAAGCTTTCAACGAGCAGATGAAGCTCGAACAAGGGGAGGCTGTTTATGCGACGCAATGTCTTCAGAACCCGCTTGCAGGCAACCAGAAGATGTTCGATGTCGAGGACTTGCAAGTATACGAAGTCCGCCCGGAAACGCTTGTTGTCTATATCCTCATCGATCCTGCAAGGTCAAAAAAGACGGATTCGGATAATACGGCAATGGTCGTCGTTGGTCTCGACTACGCAGCGAACAAGTACATTTTAGATGGCTTCAATCACAAGATGGACTTGCAGGAGAGATGGCAGAAGACTGCACAGCTCTACGTTAGGTGGAAACAGGCCACGGGTGTACAGGCGTTATATGTGGGGTATGAGTCCTTTGCAGCGCAAGCTGATCTTGATTACTTCCACGAACAACAGAATCTTAACAAGCTCCATTTTCCAATCACTGAGTTGTCTTGGCCTAGAGAGGGAGGCGGCAGTAAGGTGGATCGCGTACAGCGTCTCGGCCCTGATATGAGAGCGCACAAGATTTTCCTGCCGTATCCGACCGACGACAAGAACCTTACTGCAAATCAGCGCAAGATGACTCAGGGCTATGACTACCGCATCGCCAGAATCATCAAAAGAAAAGATCAGAACAATGAGACTTACGATCTTGCTGCGCAGTTGAAGGAACAGATTTTCTATTTCCCTTATGGCGGGAAGAAAGACTTGGTTGACGCTCTCTCCAGAATCTATGACATGGAACCGAGAGCACCGTCTTATCGTGAGCAGCGTTATTCGGAACCGGAGTTCACATGAAAATATTGTTCCGTCTCTTGGGAAAAAGTGACTGGATGACAAATTTCTTTAACCGGCGAGGTATTGACATTCGTCCGCTTCCCTCGATGGACTGGGGAAATCAAAAAGAATTGCATGTTCTAAATGACACTGAATGGCGCGGAATACAACGAAGAGAAGCGAAAGAAAAAAAAGAAAGAGAAGATTTTATCAATGCTTCTCTCTACGGGGGTTCATGAAAAAACGAAAGGAAAATCATGGCTATTTTAATTCCGCCTAGAACGCCTTATTCAATGGCAAGTGGCATAACACGTAGGGCCGCTCCTTTATCTTCTGGAATAAGAACAACAGAATCTACAAAAACTCCGCGAAAAGAAGAAAAGCAAAAAAAATTAACACCATCTGAAATAAAGGCCAGAGATAAGCGGTATCAAAAAAATGTAGATGAATTATTGAAGGACTACCATCCAGAGACTGCTGCGGAAGATATGGCGCGAGATATAGCAAAACGAGAAAAACAAAAAAGTAAAGCAAAATAATACAGGAGTTCGCTTAAAGAAATCGGTGCGGGCTATTCCGTCGCTCACAGAACGGTAAAGGAAGCATCAACACGTACTCCGCATAATCGTAAGCGAAAAACAGGGAGCTAACATGAAACTGCTTCGCTTCATGCACATGATCTACGCAAAAGTTTCAGGACGTTTCTGGCTTCCCTGTCCGATCTGCGGAGCGTATTTTGGCGGGCATGAAGTGACGCCTGAGACTCCATCTGTCCCAGTTGGCGATCATGCCTTTCTTGTTTGCCCAAGGCAGAAGTGTCATAACGAGGCGATCAGTCGGAATCTCGCTGAATGGTACAAGGTTCCGTTCTATCGGAACCTGAAATGACCGATCTTGAAAAGACAAAAATAATCAGTCCCGGTTTCCATCTCGCAGCCAATTGCGAGATTTGCAAAAAGAACAAGCGGTGGGGAAATCACGACCGTTGTTCGAGGATCAAGCAGAAGAAATTTTTGAAGAAGAAATCATGAAAGAGATTTTTGAATTCGGGTGCGCCACTTGTGGCGCATTTTTTTTGGCTGTCATTTTGTCAGTATTGTTTTTCTTTGTCTGCATGTTTGCCATCTGCGTGATCTTTAGAGAAGAGAAGGACGTACTACTGAAAAGATATGAGAGATAACCTGATGACACACGATGAGATTGTCTTGGCGAATCTTTATATCTCGCTTCAGATTGCCTTGGCAAAAAAGAAATTGTTCGAGGAAAAGAACTGCACTGTGCCGGAAGGTCTCTTGATAAGACTTAAAAACATCGAAGCGGCAATCGCGGAACTTGAGGAATCGGTATGATCAAAAATAATCTTGGCTATAAAGTAACCACACGACTTCTGGACTTGAACCAGATGGTGCGCCGTTCGTGGGGGTCTGAATTTTCTGCGCCGGATCATGGCGTCTATGAATTTTCCAACGGGCGGAAGTTCGATTCGACCGACCGTGGCGTGACGGGTATCTATGGGGTATCGGGAATCAACTACCTGATGGTAGGCGATGGTCATTATCCCGACATGCCTTCCAACAATCACATGCTGCAAGAAAATTCGGACAAGCTGGAGTTGCTGTAATGGCTGATTCACAAATCTCACAATTACCTGCCGCAGTCTCGGTCACTAACGCAGACGTTGTTCCTGTTGATCAGGGCAACGTCACAAAGAGGGCGACGCTCGGACAGGTAGCAGGATTGATGGTAGGACAGATAGGGGCGTTCCCGCCCGCTATCGATTACCCGATGGGTGGGCATAAGTTTACTGGACTTGGGGTTGGTAGCGCTTCTGGTGATTCGGTTCCTTATCAGCAGGTCGGTGCCGTGTCGAGGCTGGATGAACCGAAGTTTGCTGGGTTCATGAACATCGCTGACTTTACTCTCGCATGGAGCAACACGACAAGGACTTTGACTGTATCTCCTGTCACAACGCAGTTCCAGTTCTATGCGAACGGGATTCTCTACACAAAAACTACCATTGAGTCGATCTCGATCCCAAACACGACCGGCAATTACTATTTTTACTATGATGCCAATGGCGTCTTGTCTGTTGGCACTTCATTCAACAACAATTTCATACTGGTCTATTCGTTTCTTGCTTCCGTCTATTGGAATGCGGCGACTTCCCTGACCGTCCCAGATGCGATATTTGAGAGGCATCAAGCAGCGATGCCTGCGCTGGATCACCTCTATCTGCATAGCACAGTAGGCACTGCATATGACAGTTATGTTGGCGGTCTTCTCCCTGCGGTGACGGCGGATGGCGACGGTTCTCTCGATGCACATATCGAATTTTCCGCGACTCCGGGAGCGATTTGGGATGACGATGTGCAGGAGATTATCTCAGTCAAACAGCTTCTCGACAATATCCCGATCTTGTATCGGACGGGCGCTTCTGGTGTCTGGACGTTCGATGAGTCCAGTCCCACGATGGTCAGGACAACGGGTACTGGACGTGCCGCCTATAACCAGTTTACAGGTGGCGCATGGCAGTTGACTGAAGTAACTGATACCCAATTCATGTTGATGCATCTCTATGCGATACCGGGTTTCTCGAAGAAGTGGATGATGATCATGGGTCAGGCGCAGTATGCGACCCTGACTCTTGCAAGCAATGCAGCCTTGACGGAGATCACTGCGATAGCTGCTATTCCACTTTCTGAAAATAAAGCCATCGCTTCTTTTGTGATCCAGACGAACAATGCTTATGCCAACTCGGTGAAATCCAGAGTGCGTGTTCTGGACTCTGGCGCGGATTTCATTGACTGGAGATTCGCACAAGTGGGGGGTGCGGGCGCTTCAGGGACTGGTGGTAATGTCGTTGGCCCGGTTGGTGCAACGGATAATGACATCGCCACTTTCAATGGCGCGACAGGGACTTTAATCAAGGACAGCGGATTGACGACCGGAACGCTTGTTGCTTCCACGACTCATGCTGCACCTTCAAAGGCAACTCCCGTAGATGCGGATGAGATAGCTCTTGCGGATTCTGCGTCTGTCTTTACCTTGGCAAAATTAACGTGGGCGAACACCAAGGCAACGCTCAAGACTTATTTTGATACGATCTATGCCGCTTTAGCAGGATCGGCTTCGCAAACATTCTCCGTCGCATCCGCTACTGCTGCGGCTCACGCAGCGAGACTGGATCAGCTTCCATATCCATATCGCAATCGAATAATAAATAGCGATATGTCGGTGAATCAGGTGTACGGTGGAACGGCGATTACACCTACGGCATCTCAATTTGTTTCGGATCAATGGCAGTGCTTCATAAGTCAAGCATCTAAATTGACATTTCAACAAGTTGTAGACGCGCCGCCCGGACTCAAATATTCCACGAAGATTACCGTTGCTTCGCAATATTCTCCGCTTGCTGGCGACTTTTTTTTATTTACTCAATCCATGGAAGGCCAAAACCTAATTGACTTCAAATTAGGCACTATTGATGCCGTTGCCATAATAACGAGCCAGTGGGTGAAGGGTAGCGTTCCCGGCACGTATGCTGTTTCATTTCTTGATTCAGCAGCATCTCTTTTTTATGTCGGCACTTTCGTAGTTACTACATCTTGGCAGCGACTTGTTATTGTAGTGCCCGGCGCGACAACGGGTACGTGGGCTACCGATAATACGATTAGTTTGCAAGTCAGATTCGATTTGGGGTCTGGATCAAACTACAACGCTACAGCGGGTTCTTGGCAGGCAGGAAATTTACTTCGCACCGCAGGTTCCGTCACTTTCGTGAATCAAGTCGCTGGCTCCACGCTCAATATCACAGGCGTTCAAGCCGAGAAAGGTGTGACAGGACAGGCAGCTCCGACTGAATTTGAATTCCTTCCTTACGAGGAACAGTTGAGAAGGTGTCAGAGGTATTTAAGTCCTATCGGCAATATGATAGGCCAATGTATCTCAACTACCAACGCAAATATGCAAGCGCGCAGCATAGTGCCGATGAGGGCAACCCCGACGCTATTAAATCCTACAGCATGGGCAACAAATGGTATCACTAATTCTACAGGCGGTAATGTAGCCGTAACTGGTACGCCTTCGATTTCGGAATATGCGATAGATGGGTCTTGTATGATTTCAATGGCAGTAAGTTCCGGTTTAGTGGCCGGAAATGCAACTTATGTTTATAACTATTTAGCCATTTCACCGCAGCCATTTTTAAATTCGCAACTATGACAATGCAGCGGAAATATTCGGCAGATAAAAAGGATGCGTCTCGCATGTTTGGCAAGAAATTTGTAGAGTGTTGCTCCTTACCTCCTATTTCAGCGACGGAGTTAGATTCAGTTCCGACAATAAAGCAGGAAGCGATAAAGGACGACGCGCAAATCCAAAAAATCCTGATCGCTCAACTGATGGGTATGGGACGGAGCTTCATGCGATGAGATACGAATATCTTGTGCTATTCATCATCGCGGTTTTTCTGATCCTTTTCTGCACGACTTTCCTTACTGTATTCGGAGTCATTCAATGGTAGATGCAGACATCCAGACCGTCGAAGTTACTTCTGTTGATGAAGAATCCAAACAGATGGAGATGATGGCGAAACTCGCTGCGCAACTTCTTACGAAGCATTACATAAACCACGCATGGGCAGTAGGCTGGGCACCGGGCATGACGCTGGTGATCAAGTATCTGGGAGCAGACCAGAGATATGGTTACACCATCGATGCTGCAAAAGCACATAGCATTTCCGAGTTTGAACATGCAGTCGTCATGGGTGGTGGAGAGCTTCTTGAGCGTTTGGGTATGAAGCGGGGTGCGTGGGATGGAGAACTGCCCGGTCAATATGCCGGAATCAAGGATGTGACTTAGGAGATCGACATGAGTGAAGAAGAGAAGCAAAAAGGCTTTCGATCAAAGATCATGAAATTTCTGCCAGAGGGTTTTATTAAAACGACAGCCAGAAGAGAAATCGGCTATGAAGAAAGACAGAAAAAAACGATAGCCGAGGCGACTGGGGAAAACGGAACCGACGCAGGCGAG